GTGTTCTTCTTAGTCCCATATCATTCACTCTCCTTCTTATCTAATGATTCTTGGGATTCCTTATTAGTCTTTCTATCTGCTAAAAGTGTGTCTCTATGTGCTAATACTCGCGCAACATCTCGTCTAAAGAAACATGACGGATGGGGGTCAACAAGACCTAACTCATCAAGCCATACAATAATATCCACATCCAAAGAGCCAACACCATCGTAGTCACAAATATAGTTATCATCATCTAACCATATTCCTCCACCACCATAGAATTCTTCTCCACCGGATTCAACATCATAGACTTCAAATCCACCTCGACCTTTTTCAGTATTTACCCAAGCCGTAATTTTCATGGTTCTCTTAACTCTAGGAGTAGCACCCCAAGAACCTTCCATACAAACCCAAGATTCTCTTTCCATGCTTAATGTATCTCTCATTTTATTCATCCTCCTTATCTAAAAGTGCTACCATCGGAACCATCATCTTTAGTAGTTTGTGGATTTGCTCATCCTCAAAAACACCTTCTTGATGCGCTCTATCAAACACCTTAATCAATCTCAATCTTTCCCAAGAATGTTCTAACGCCTCGGTAAAAATCGCGGCCAACTTATTGTACCTGTATGATTCCATTTTCTTCATTTCTGCATATTCTTCTACATCCATTATTCTTCACTCTCCTTGTTAATTTTTACAATCTTTTCTGCTCGATTGAAAGCATAGTCCCACAATTCTTCAACCCCATCCGATAACATTGAGACTAATCCTCCAACATAATAATCGGTCCAAATTAATCTGCCTCGACCCATCGCTCTCCTTCTTAAGTCTTCTTCGGTAAATCCAACAATCGGTCTATGTTGACCATCATTAAATTCAATTGTACCCATCCAAATCCTAGTGCTAGTGGTTAATTCATTCGGCAGGTCATCTTCTTGTTCAAAGATTTGTTCTGCTAACTTTTCTATATCACTATCGTTTTCTACCACCATTTTACTCACCCTCCGGTACTTCACAAAGCATTCTATCGAAATTATACCAATTACAGTTATGATGACGATAATGATAATAATTTATCTTGTGCATCCAAACATTCCATAGTATAGCCATATCTTCAACCGTTTCACAAGTTTCATAGAATCGGGTTATATATTTGCCCTCTCTTTCATGGTCTTTAAGATGGGTAGCCATCTGTATTTGAAACTCTAAATATGCTTCACTCCAATTAGCCATATTAGTTACCCCCTTCTATGATTTGAATTACTTCTCCTTCAAACGGATTCTCAATTTTCTCATCTCTGCCTTTTCCAGTAGCCAAGTTAAAGTTACAAAGAAGCCAAACAATTCCAGCAACAGTATAACCTTGCTTTGCATATTTGATTATCTTTGATGCAATTACCTTATCGGTTTTATCCATAATCTCATCCGTCATTTCTCTCAGTTCTGTTAATGTTATCTCCATTTTATTCACTCTCCTTTCTGCCCCTTGTGGGATATTTTGAATTAGTGGAATCATCCTTATTAATGTTCCGTTCTGCTAAAAGTGTGTTCGTCTTTTCTAAGATTCTCTCCAAAACCCATGAGTATTGTAAAAGGTTATGATTATACAATTCCCTAGCCCATGCCTTTTCCTCATCTGTAATTTCATAATTCATTTCAACACCACCTCTTTGATTCATAATATCTATCAGCACATTCTTCTTCTGAAAGTTCTTCTTTCCATACTGCTATTCCCTTTAGATTTGAGTTTTCAATTTTCAACTCATAGTTGATTATCTGTAATCTTTTTAGTTGTTCCATCAATCGACCTTTTTCTAAAATCAAATCCCCAATCCATTTTCTTAATTCTTCTTCATTCATTTTACTCATCCTCCTTCTTCTCTTGATAGCCAAATACTTCCGGCATTAGTAGTTCACAAGCCCTTTGAGCCTTTGAAGCAGCACTGTTGATAAACTTAGCACCACCATCCTTAGCACCTTTGATAGCCTTTAGCCATGAATCAAGATATGCTGCATGATTTTCCATTTGTTCTTCCAAAGCCTTGTCCTCGATACCTGCTCCCATGCAAAGCATAGATGCACCCATTTCAGCAACAAGTTCTTCTCTAGCATAATCTTCACTACCAAACATTCCCTTCAAATCTCTATCTAATCTTGAAGCATGACCAGTCCAATGAACTGCCTCATGGAATCCTACTGAACATCGACCTTCTGATGTCTTGAATAGTTCTCGATTCGGTAGGTGAACATAGTCTTGAGAAGGAGAATAGTATGCTCTCCCTTGATTAGTTTCTCTAAAGTCCATATCCATATCCTTAACCATCGCATTGAACCTCTTTTCAGCATTAGTGACGGCCATCTTCTTAGCCTTCTTAGTCTTCTTCGGTTTCTCAAGTGGAGGTAGATTCGTTTGACCTCTATTGAATACCATGAAGAACTTAGGATGGAATGAACTTCTAACTTTTTCATCACCAGTCTTCTCATCTTCTTCGGTCCAAGTAGAGCGTTTCCAAAATACTACCGGATGAGCCTTAGCACCTTTCTGAACTCCAAAGTATTCTTCCGAGTCGGTAGCCTTAGCATGTTTCTCTCCTAGTTTCTTCCAAATGTTGAAAGTACCCCACTGATTATCTTCAAACCCTTCGGCTACTCTAATCAAATTTAGATGGAAAATATTGGAACCTCGATATGCTTTTCCAGTGGATGCCGACTTCGGTAAATCCATCATAGTAGTACCGCCTTTCCATGATTGTTTCCACGGTCTAACGCCTTTTTCCAAATGCTCAATTATGGTTTTGGCTACCTGTTCATGTATTGCTAAAGCCTTAGCCCTAGCATTCCCTTTCTTCTTCTTATTTCTTGTCTTTGTCTTACTCATGGTGTTCGCCCCCTTTGTTATTTAATGATTCTCGGCCTTGCTTATAAACTTTCCGTTCTGCTAAAAGTGTGTCGTTTTCTATTTTCTCAATCAATCTCCTTCTTGATTCTGATTTCAAACCACAACCGGATAATCGATGCTTATTTCCTTGACTATCTACATAAACCCACAAATTCTCTAATTTCATTCTAATATTCCTCCTTCAAAATTTCAACATATAGTTTGTAGTTTTCAATCCTAGTCTCTAAGTGTTTAATGTAATCTTGTGTATTCATTCAAAACCCTCCGTAATGTTTTAACATACATTTAGTACAAAATCCTTTTGTTTTATCCATTCTGCTATCATGCTTTCTCCAAAAAATGTTGGGAATTTCAAAACCATTAGAATCAACACCATGAATAAAAGGTTGTTCTTCTTTACAAATTCGACAAACATACGTTGTGGGCCAGTTGATTTCTTTCATTCTACATACCTCCTTTCGATTTTCTGAATCAATCTCTTTCTTGAGTCTGATATTTCTAAGTCTGCACCATTCCAGCCGAAACCAATCCAACCTTTACTCAGTTCTCCATAAGAAACCCACATTGTATATCCACCGGACATTCCATCAGAATACCAACCTCTATTTTCTAGTCGATGCCTCTTTCCTTGACTGTCTGTATAAATCCACAGATTTCCCTTTCCATAGTTATTCTTTCCTGCATTTTCTAATTTCATTTTACTCAACCTCCAAAAATTCTACTTGTGCTACTGCATTTGAACATCTAACTTTCGGGCATACATATTCTTTGATTTTTACCCACCCTAAAACATGATGTTCAAAGGGAATAGATGAACTACCCAATTCCATAAAAGTAATATTTTGGATTGAAGTCATTCCTATTGTTTTACCTTGAATATCTTCATCATAAAGATAACTAGAACATTTCATACAAATCATACTCATTCAAGCACCTCCTTCAATCATTTGTTGCTGATTCATGATACCCAAAATAGCACCCATTACAAGTTGTGGGTCGTCGCGCCATTCTTCCCAATCCCAATAACCGGATTCAATCTTACCATCAATAACTAATCTAAGGTAAGAGCAATCTTCGGGATAGGCAGGGCAAACCAAAGACATTCTATCGCTTATTCTTATTGAACATTCTTTGTCCTTTACAATAGGAATAATCTCATCTTTATATCCAGCGTAGTCTCTCATTCAAACACCTCTCCATACTCGATTTTTTAATATTAAATATGTGGACTTTCTTAGTTGGTCAAACGCTTCAATCAACATATCAGTCGCATAATCCATAGCATAGTCATAGCCTTCTTCATCTATCACATCATCAAGGAAATTATATTGCTCAATAATTTTTTCACAAGTTTCCCAGTTGTTTCTGAAATTCCATTCGCCAATCTCAATAGCCAAATCAATCCATCTTTCTTTCATTCAAGCACCTCCGTTACAGATTGAGCAGTTCATTGATTTGGGGCATGGCCCATAAACTGCTACACTGATGTTGTGCAATTCTATGTTCATTCTTAATCCGGTCTTGGTTTTTAGTACGGTCATGTCTCTCACTCCTTCCTATTTATTGATTCTCCCTCAAGTATAAAAACCTTTCGTTCTGCTAAAAGTGTGTCTTTTTCTACTATATCTTGAGCAGTAGCATGAGTCCAACAAACCAATCTCAAAGCCTGTTGAGCATTGACGTTTCCTTTTCTCGCCATCTTAGCCAAACTTTCGATTTGGGATTTCCTTTCTCTCATATCTTTATCCAACCAAATCGGGTCGGTACAAACTTGAACATAGAATAATGGTTGATTCATTCTATCACCCCACAAGAACCGCAAATCACTTCTCTCGGACCTCTCTTTGGAATTATCTTTGAGATATGAGTTATGTTTGATGGGTTGATTCCATTTGCTCTACATTTTCGACATTGTAATCTTCCGATTCTATGATTAATCGGAACTTCAACCGCTTCCCACATATCTTCAATTAATTTGGCTAACTTATTCCGAGTTTTAGTGGCCTTCCTTTTTTGATTTACCTTACGTCTAAATTCTTTGCCCGATAATGGGTCTTTGAATTTCTTCTCAAGTGCTTTCCGAGCAGGAACAGTATTTCTGCCGGTAGGATTTCCAGTTGCTTTACCTCGATTTTCAGGAATTTTATGCGGGAAACATTTTCGACATAATTGATAATTCCGAGAACTATCAGCCAATTTATAGCATTGAGTTCGCTTCTTACAACCTTTGCATTTTCTTGAACCGATTCTAATTATATTCATTCTATCACCTCATTTGGATATAAATATCCTCTACTTCTATGAAGATTACAACAACCACTTCTACACCAAAGAGGTGTTTTATTCAAATCCTGTTTCAACCAAAAACAATGAGTCAATTCATACATCAATAAATTATCACTAATCCATTCAGAAATTTCTTCATCAATACCTCGGAAATACATACTCATATTAACCCATTCTTCAAAAGAATCTCCGGTTTGTTTCCATCTCAAATAACTTGTAGCCAAACCACTTACTAGTAAAAGTGGGTCATCACCATGATTTAGTGTTTGTCTCCAATCATAAGAATTGAAATTTCGCATCGTTTCCATAACTTCACTGAAATCATCAGTATCTATTTTTTCAAGAATAACTGATGTATCAGTTTGATAACTTGGGATTGGTAAAGTTCTTGTTATATTCATTATTCATGCCCCCATATACCAATAAGAATAAGGAAAATTACAATTTCAATCATTTAGAACCCATCCTCATAATAAGCACTCTGCACTGAATCATCATTTTGCATATCAGTATATATTTTAATAAAGAAGTTTTCATGTTTCCACCATTGTTCTGAAAACCTATCAAAGGATATTTCTTCATTGAAATCTACTGCTGAAAGTGCATCCCTAAGAGATTCAGTAAAAGCATGGACAACTTCTGATGAAACCATTCTATTCACCCATAGATACATCATTTATTCATCCACCTCCATTATCATTGAGTTTTTAATTTCATAAATTTTATCCAATACCTCATCTAATTGAGTTGTGCTATTTCTAAGATACTGTAAATTATAGACCAAATCATACAATTCATTCAACATTTTCTTTTGAGATATTATTTGCTCCTTTGTTGGATTTAGAATAATTCGACTATCAACTTCATCTTCTGAATACCATTCACAAATAGAACAATATGCAATCCAATCACCACCAATAGCACCTTCATTCATTGGTCGATGGTTTATTCGCTCGCCACAATCTTCGCAAATTCCCATATACATTTATGCCCACCTCACTTTAGTTCCAATCGTGTTTGTGATTAACAGGCCACCATTTGCCTCAATCAAAACCACCGGTCCTTTTCGGGTTCTTGTTGGTCTTACTACCATTGGGTCAAGTCCAAGTCTTCGGGCTATTTTCGCCATATCCTCAGACCAACCACTAGGTAGTTCTTCGTTCATTTCATCGTTCATAATTTCAGTTCGCATTCGCTCGCCTCCCATAATTAATACTAGATACTATCTAGTATATAGACTTTGTGTTTACCTGATTTGAGCGATTTTGACCATTTCATACTTAAAATGTTACTTTTGGGGCATATTTTTGTAACAAAGGAGCAGTTCATCTCGTTTTTGATTCCTATGATTTGGTAGTTTCCAAGAGTAAAAAGTAACAAATTTTACTATCAGATTGTTAATTATTTGTGTTGGTATAATAACATTCGATGTTATTATTTTGTCTGAAAACGTACCATCAGACCTAAGCGAAAGCAGATTTTTCGACTCGATTTTTGTACCACACGGGACAAAAATTCGGGACAAAAATTTTGAATGTTATTTTTTAGCCCATTTTAATAACCTATTTTTTTTGTCCCATTTTATTTTTCTATGGTTTTTCTTAACAATTTTTTTTTGTCCCATGTTAAGAATTTCTATGAAAAAATAACAAATTTTTTTTTGTCCCATGTTAAGAAAAAAGTGTAAAATATAACATTTCAAAATGTTACATTTTGGCTGCAAAAACTAACAAATTAAAAAGTTATTTTTTATTAACGAAAAGTATCTTTTTTCTCCAATATCGACTGGTCGGCAGTTTTTTTGTACCGCGTGGGACAAAAAAAACGGGGAGCAGTATCACTTTTTGTCCCAAAAAAAAGTCGTCATGCTCGACCCCTAGATAGGGAGAAGTACACTTTCATTTTCGGTTTTTTTCGTTAGACTGGTCGCCATTTTTTTTGTCCCGACCAAAAACGCCAAAAATAACCTATGGCGTAAATCGCATCGGGTCCGACCTCCAAGTATATTTACTAACTAGTATATAACCTTTTATTTTTGTCCCCCCTTAAAACTTTATATACCGGCAGCCCCAAAAAAAAATAACTAGGGCTAAAAAATTATCGGGTCCGACCCCTAAGTACATTGAGATGGGGGTATATAATACTTCCGATTGGCCCCCCCGTACCCCATACTAGATGGGCAGGGGGTATATAATACTTTTGGCCCCCCCTTTTTGTCCCTATTTTTTGTCCTATGTTTTTTTGTTTTTGTTCCTAGTTTTTGTTTTTTCTTTTTGTCCCTTTTTCTTTTTGTCCTCTTTGTTTTTTGTTCTTTTCTTTTGTCTTTCTTTTTTGTCTGTTTTCTTTTTTTGTTCAGTCTTTTTGTCCTAGTAATTTTTTGGTAAAGATTTTTGTCCCGGCAAAAAAATAAATAAAAAAAGGAGGATTAATCATCACCTCCTTTTTCCACTTTTACTTCTTCGCCACAATCTTCGCATATATCGCCGACCTCATAACACGTATCACAACATTCAGCAAAGTCGTTACAGTAACAGTCGCCAGCGATATAACATTTTCCGCATTCATGAGTGAATGCGTTCAATTCTCTTATATGTTCCCATGATTTCATGCTAATCCCTCCATAGTATCAACACCCCAGTTCCTATTTACCCAAAACGCTGCTGCGTCTGCTGATTGCATGGGACTCTCATCCACTACTGGAAGACCCATTTGCTGCTCTACTGTATCGTATAACATAGTCATGATACCCCATCTTCTATAATATTCACGGGTCCATACAGTTCGCGGAACTAATCTATCCTCACGCACAATAAATTGAGCATTAGCATATTGAAATGGCTCTGAATCTCCATATGCTGTTAGGTCTTGGAAGAATCCTATATCGACATACTTAGGGGTGTCCGATGTAACATTCATATTCTCATCCAATTTTAACATGTTGAGAAAGCAATCCTCCGCATCGCCATAGTAAGGGAAGTCGGGCTTCAACATTATTCATCACCCCCGTTAAGCACGTTGCTCCATGAGATGTATTTGGTTGTGATAATGTCCTTATCTTTAATCTCAACGAAATTGATTAGGTCAAAGATTGCATCTTGACCCCTTTCGATAGCCTTCTCAATTGCGTGTGCTAGGTCATATACAACCTCAACCACATCAAAAACCAAATCATTCTTATCAACCCACGCACCTAAATATATATTAGTTCGCGGTTTCATAGATTCTTGAACCTTGATAATATGGTTCTTAAATCCGATGATGATTTGATGAAGGATTTCATCATCAATATCATAATGGTTTGGAATTCTCAAGTCATCTCCTACAAACATAGCGACAGCGTAAGCCTCGCTATATCTTGAAAATGAAGTTGAATAAATTTCATTTTCTGAAACTTCAAGAGTACACCCGTCATTGAGAAAAATTTCCTCAAGAACTTGGGGGGCGGTCATAGGTCGGTCGGTTGCGGTCGAGTGTTCTTCCATGTCCTACCCTATACTCGGAAGTACATAAACCTTTGGTTGATGATAATGTTTATATGCTTTCGTTTCTTAGTCATTTTATGTAGGGTTTTTGTCTTTCTTTTTTGTCTTTCTTTTTTGTCTTTCTTTTTTGTCTAATTTTTTTGTTTCTTTTTTTTGTCTTTCTTTTTTGTCCTCAAAACTTTTGTCTCATATTTTTGTCTCAAAAAAAAATAAATAAAAAAGGTGGAAGAGGGCCGAAGGACATGGCCCCCTTCCGTGGGGTGGGTCCGGGTTTCGCCCCCCGGACCACAGGGCAGGTCAAGACTGGTGTTTGTTGACGAAGAATGAACTTAATCCACTTTTAGTGTGTCCCATCCTTGATAGGAGTACATCTTGTGGTGTTCGCCATAAAGCATATCCAAGATGCGGCCTTTCAACTGCATAGCGGAAAAGTTGTAGTTCACTACTAAGTTCAGTAGTTCTCTTTCAACGCTGCTTCCATGTCCGCGATTCTCAACACGTTGCATCATCTCAAGTGCTGGCTCGTAGGAATGTAAATACCTAGAGACTCTAATGATGTCTATCCACGTTGGTAGCGGTTTTGGTTCGCCTGATGCCTCGTCATCAGGCTGTTCGTTCATTTCGTCATGTGTGTCCATGTTCGGTTGCCCTCCCATATTCCAAATTATGCACAACAAGTACATAAACATTTGGTTGTTAATTTTTGTCCTTTTTTTATATTTTTGTCCGTTATTTTTCACCTATTTTTTGTTTCATTTTTTTGTTCTCTGTTTTTGTCTTTGTTTTTTGTTCTCTATTTTTGTTCTTTCTTTTTGTTCTCTATTTTTGTCCCCAAAGATTTTGTCTAAAATTTTTGTCCTAAAAAATAAATAAAAAAAAGGGTGGGCCGAAGCCCGACCCGATTAACCCATATTCCCACCCCCACACTTCGCGTATTGAAACCCGCCGGTTCGTTCATTGAGATTCATTTCAAACACTCCTTGATTACCCTTACTTCAAACTCCAGCCGAATTCGGTAGATACATTGGCGGCGTTATCAGCGTTGCTTTGTAGCATAGTGCGGATAGCATCGGTCAATACATCTACTTGGCGGCGTAGGTCATCTACTTCGCATTGAAGGCTAGCAGTGTCGGCTATATTACTAACATCATCTTGTAATGCTTCGATGTCGTTAGTCAAGTCGCCTTCAAGTTCACTTACTGTGTCCCTCAAGTCTTCGATTTCACCTTTGAGGTCGTTGATGTGTCCTCCAACTTCCTCTACCTTGTGGTGTGCCTTCTCGATGTCTAGGGTGACTTCCTGTCTAATGCTTTGGGCATCTAGGCTGTCTCTTAGACTAAAGGCAATATCGTTGACTATCATGCGTAATCCTCGATTTAGGGTTTCTTCCGCCTCGTCGGAAAAAGGGCGTTCATCTGTGGTGTTCATATCCATGCAGGTGTTTCCTCCATGTTACTAGCAGGGCTAGGCAGTATATAATACTTTTCATGTTAATTTTTGTCTCGTTTTTTTATTTTTGTCTGTTATTTTTTTTGTTATTTTTGTTTCTTTTTTTTGTCTTTGTTTTTTGTTCTTTCTTTTTGTCTGTTATTTTTTTGTTCGGGATTTTTGTCCTCAAAATTTTTGTCCTTCGCTATTGAAAATAAAAAAATGGAAGGGAGGCTGTGGATAGCCTCCCCTCCGGGGTGGGTTTGGGTTTCATCCCCCAAACCACGGGATAGGACAATTCTGATGATTATAGAATTACTGTGCTTAGACTGGATATACGGTCAAGTTCCAATGGTTGCCCATCTCAAAGTAGTAACCGAAATCACTCAATAAGTTCCATAATTCGTTCCATAGAACTTCATATGCTGGTACACACCAATGTTCTCGCATAACGTCGCATAAGCCGCCTTCAAAAGACATAGATACAAGTCTGTTATCTCCATACTTAAAATAATCTTCTGCTTCTATGCCTTCTATTATGCGCTTTTCGCCGTTGCTGTTATAGCAATAAGCGATTCCGTTGAAGTAAATTCTACTGTCTGTTAATAGACTGTTTTTCATACCCCACCGTTCAATAGCGTTGGCTATGCGTTTATTCATTTTCGCGTCGTGTTGAATTTGCATGTTGTCGTTTTCACCTCCCATATTATACCCTAGACATAGGAAGTATATAGTCTTTTTTATGTTATTTTTTGTCCTGTTTTTTTATTTTTGTTTCTGTTTTTTGTTCTTTATTTTTGTTTCTGTTTTTTGTTCTTTCTTTTTGTCCGTGAGTTTTTGTACTATATTTTTGTCCACAAAAAAATAAAAATAAAAAAAAGGTGGGCATACGCCCTTTAACATCACATAATAACCACCTCCGAATATTGATTGCGTTCCATAACCTCACCCTCTATTTGCTAATAATTAGCAGATGATGTTTATTGTGTCTTTCATGTGTTTGCCGTGTGTATTGCTATGACCGCATACATCGCACCATAAACACGCTTTACAGTGTTTGTGATGCCTTCGCGGAGTCAAAGCATTACCGCACATGTGGCAGAAATCCTTCTTCATCAACAGTCCTCCTATACCCTACCCTAGTCATAGGCGGTATATAATACTTTTTATTTTTGTTTTTGTCCCTTTTTTGTTTTTTTGTTCTTTTTTTTGTTTTTGTTCTTTCTTTTTGTTCAGAACTTTTGTACTACATTTTTGTCCTGCGTATAAAAAACACAAAAAAAATATGGGGGCCGAAGCCCCCATGCGCCCGAAGACGACTTTGGCTCTCATTGTATTCGTGGGTTTCAACTTCTTACTATCCTCCATTATTTCGGTCATTCAACTTTAACGATTAATCCTCGATTATTCCTCTTGAGAATATGGGCATTCGTCTAATTCAGTCGCTTCTGCTAAGATTGCTTCCCATTCATGGTAGCAGCAAAGAGGACAACAAACAGATTTTAGAATTGAAGTATTAATTTCGTATATTCGCGCATTTATTTCAGCACAATTACACTCATAAACTCCATAAAATTCGTTCATCAATTCATTTACTTTAGCGGTTAATGTAGTCATTACTCATCACCCCCGTAGTCCGGCGACTCCGGCTCATCATCGTAAGTAGTCCATGCGTCTAATGCTTGATTATCCCATTCTTCGATTACTGCATCAGCATCGATAATTTCGGGGATGTATGAATCAATATGATAAATAGCAAAGGGGACATTTACATGAATAGCCATTGTAACAAATCCGCCCTTGATAATCGCTCTGTCGTGTCTATCTACTAGATTCATCAGAACGATTTGAGCGGAGGATTGTTTGTAACCTCCTTGACCGTCTAAGGTGTAAGTTAGAACTTCATGGCCCTCAAAATTGTCCTTGATGAAAGAGATGGCCCGAAGGCCTCTAAAGAAACTGTTACTCATTATTCATCACCTCTCTCATCATCATTGTAATATTCTGTTTCATATTCGGCTTCAATATCTTCAAGTGAAATAGGTAGGTCACAATTTGAACAAAATGGCCATTCATTAGGTCCGTTAGGGTTTCCACTCCAAACCTGTTCAACAATCCATTCGTAACAATCTTCGCAGGTGCATTCATCAGACATTTATTCATCACCTCCGCGAATCTCGGTGTGGGTGAGGCGGAAGGCCTCGGCGGTGATGAAGACCCAAATCGGTCGAGGTTCTTCAAACACTCCTTCGCAAAAGAATACGCCCCATCGCGCTCCTTCGTGGGTGTGTCCGTGTGCTTTGCCGCCTATGCTTTGGCGGTATGCTGCCCCTGCCTTAACTCGGCTGCCGCCCTTCTTCAAGAATTCAACGCGGTGGGGTGCGATTTCGACTTGAGGTCCGTTATACTTGTTGACCACATAAGCGACTAGGTGTTGGCCGTTCTGTGTGTGGTTGGTGGTGGTTGGTACAAGCATTTCCTCATCTGATGCGTCACTGCCGCACTTGTTGCACGTATTCTTATTGATTGGGATGGTAGTTCGGCTTCCGTCTTGATTGCAGCACGATTCATTAGAGCAAAGAAGACGGGATTCAGGCCATAGACCGGCATCGAGGTTTCGGGTATAGACTCCTTGACGGCCTCTTGAATTCATGTCTGAAAGGTTCCTCTTGTGCATTGGTGGCCTTCGTACTGTTCGGGTGTCGTTATCCTCTCCGAATGGTTGAGTCATGAAAGCGGAGTAATGAACTTGAGATGCTGAAACTAGGTTCACCCAACTGATATGTACATTCTTCAATTGATTTCGTGCGGTTCTGATTGTGTCTCTACCAGTGGTTAAGTTTAGACCTCTAGCAACTTCCTTGATAGTCTTAGTTCTAAGGAGTTTTTCTTGACGTTCTGAAAGTCTCTCTATGACTGTTATATCATCAACTAGGTAGTCTATGGTATCATCCAAATTGTAATTTTCTTCACCCCCTAAATTAACGGCGTTCTTCATCATGTGTATAATGTCTGCTATTCCTCGCATAATGTATGATTATTGACCATAGTACTTAGTCTTTTACCCCAAAAATCGCAATAATCGGCGATTTACCTAATGCTAGGCGGCACTCAAAATTTTTTACAAAATTTTTGAAACCAAGTATTTATACTCTACGTCTTCTTGTAACGCCACCTATGCCGGTGGAGCCTTTACGCGATATAGTATTTCTTTTATCGCCGCCAATCCACTCGCCGCCGGACAAACTGCCCATCGCAACCGCCACGTTTCCCTGCGGAATCTGTAACTGGTCAACTGCGTGTGCAAACGCCATAGCCGCGTCGTTATGCTTACCTAAGTCCACGATAATTCCATCGCGCCAAGCATGAGTTTCTAACTCTTGAAATAAAATATTCACTGTACTACGAGTAGCATCGTCACCATATGGGAAAATTAACTTCTCACGCTCAAACCAAACGCGCAATCTGTTCATTAGACCTTGTTTTAATGTGCGATTACTAACCCGGCTTTTACGATAGTCCACCAAAGCACCTTTTTGAGCCAGCAAACTTTCATACATTTGTTGAAAGCCCACATCTTCTGCTGCTAGTGGTGCATTACCATAGCGTTTAATCATTTCAATTAGAACATCAGCCTGTCTGTCGGGTGGAAAATCATTACGTCGCCACATATTTACAAAGTGGACAAAGCCATCGCTATCCTGTCGGACAACCACAATTACAGAATAGTCTTTTCCTAGACCTTGTGCGGGGTCAAACCCAATAACATATCGAGATTCGTGTATCTTTTCAACCTCAAGTATTCCACTCATATTCAAGTTCTTACGCACAAGCATACGAGGATATACTGCTGCCTCATCGTCAACAACCCGACATAGATATTCCTGTATGAAAGATAACTCTCCCATAGCCTGTTTTTGTTCTAGTAAGAAATCAATCGGCCTGTATTCCGGCCACAATTCTTGTACCGGATTACCTTCCGGGTCTTCTTTCCATTCATCCCAATTAGTAATTGCAGACCAAGTGCCGGATTTCCATGCGTCATTTTCTAACATCTCCGTATGGTACAAATCATTCATACTCATCGGCGTACCGACCACATAGATGCTAGTACCCGGACTTAGCATCGGTGTAACCTTTTTACGAAACCATTCACGGGTAACACCCGGATTTAAGTCGCCCATATCGTCTAGTACGTCATCAAAAGCAATAGCCGCAGGATGTTCACCACGAATAGCGGACCCAACACTGGTTGCGCGAATCCATGCGCCGTTAGTAAATCGAAGTTCTAACTTATTACCCCTGCGTGGGTCAAGATACCTACTAAGTTCGGGATGTCTTTTCATATCTTCTCGGATTTCTTCAAGACGACGAACTGCTAAGTCTTTACTCGCAGAAAACAACCAAATGGTAAAGGGTTTATTGCGCCATCTTTCAAAAAGGCACTGATGCAATAACTTCACACGGAGAGTAGTAGATTTACTATGGTCCCGTGGTGCGATAATACAAACTCGATGAACTTGTGCGCCTTCTCTTTTACCGTACATTTCCATCCACTCGCCAATGTGACCACCCCAAGTATAGCCCAACCACCGATAGAAGTATTCAATATCGCCCTTACTACGAGCCATAGCGAAAGCAGAATTACGAGCCACACTAAATCACCTCATGTAATATGTTTTTGTTTTAGGTTCAAGAGCCTTTTTCCCACAATAAGGACAAATACCCTTTTCTGCTTTAGAGCGTAAAATTCTCGGTATCTGCGCCCCACAAGCCCTACAATTAACTGCTACCCAAGTCATTAGTAATCTCCACCTAATTGAAATCTAACACAATCTTTGATACATTCAAAACAAACACATTTACCATCAATCCACATTACTTCACGAAAGTAAATACTACACAAAGCACACTGAAATTGTCGAAAATCCCTAGAGCCGCCCATTCTACTCATCTCGTACCACCCTCATATATCCACAGTAGATTCTTTTACCTTCCTTATACACCATACACTTAGTATCGCAAAGTATCTTCTCTTTTCCGCAGTTATTACACTTCCGTAATTTAGGTATTTTACTCTTCATGTTCCATCACCGGAGCATAAAGACTCCCAACTAATCCTTGTTCACAATCAATAATATGAGCGCACAATCCGGGGCGTGAACGATAGCCGTGTCGTGCATGATACCTGTCTGCGCCCGCCAAACTTGGTAATTGGACTACAAAAGCACCATTATTTTCAGTTAAAGACCTATGATGCAAATGTCCGTGGAACCAAACGTGGTTTTCACAAAGACCCCACGCTTTACGTTGCTCTTGAGCCATCAAACTAGGGAGTTTAGCAGGTTTAATAGAATCACCATGCGTAAAGCCCAATAAATTTTCACGCCAAACCACATATTGTCGTGTTGCAGCATTAATAACTACTTCAACATCATCTGTATTTTCATATACTGCACTCAAATACATCATAAGTGCTAGGCTGCTCATACGGTCATGATTACCCGGCATAAATACTACTTGTATAGGAGCAACTGCTCTTAACATCTCAATATGTTCACGGGCCATTTCGCAACCGCTCATCATAATCTGACCGGGGCTACCTGCAACATCTTGTTGAGTACCTTTTGTTGTCGTAGCAAAGTCGGTATCAATGTGGAACCAATCACTACCCGTTGGTACAATAATCTTCTCCGGTTGTCCCGGCAACCTACCAATTAAATTTTGAGTCTTAGAAATCAAGCGGCTGCGAGCAATATCAAAGTCATAAGCCTCTCCTGTCTCGTCTTCCCAACCGTATTTACCCCAATGGAAATCAGTAGGAGATATAACCGCAACATACTCACTAATAGGAGTTTCTAACTTAATTGGTTTGTATCTAGCAGAAAAATCAACGTCGGCCAAAAGATTACGGAATTCATTAAGTAAGTAATAGTCTAACTCATTAAATGCGTCTGCATCCTTTTTCATTTGTAACATCATTTTTGCTTCTGCCTTTTTCATAAAGCCCATACGTTGTTTTTCAATAATTTCATCAATCATATCATCAAGATTACGAGCCAGCATATCTTCATCGGTATATGGGTCCATATCGTGTTTCCACTTATGTACTTTAATATATTCAGAAATCCATTGGCGAGGAAACCCAAATTTTAGAGCCATTTGACTAATTGTGTAACCTTTACCAGTAAAGTCACTGTAAGCATTTTTCATTAATCTATGAGTATTACCATCTACGACTACCATATTATTAGCCGCCTTTAATGATGTAATATATCTATCATTGTGACCGTCATAATAATAATCTTCATCACTTAACCAATTATCTTCTTCATCTGCAAATTCATTTGGTTTTGGTAACTTTTCCATCTTTTTATCTTTCATATATCTGTTTATACTCATGCGCCAAGCCTCCGGCGCACCCTGTTTTTCATCAATCTTAGCCAAAAACCTAGAAAATTCAGAAGGGTTGTACCAACCATTATCTATATATCTTTCAATTAGTTCACGAATATACACTCCGCGTACTTTATCTCCCGCCATGAAACTAAATGTTTAGGGTTACTTAATAAAGGGATGGGTTCAGTCTATTGTTTTTATTGTTTTTACTACTTACTGAAAGAAATAACCAAAGGACAGAAGCCCGAAATACTGAATTAATTTTTTTCTTCTTTAATGTGTTTAGGGTTTTTCCTAATTTTCTTAAACATCTTTGAAATAAAAAAACAATTAAAGAAACCGTTAGACGTAATACTATTAATTTTTTCAGAAGAAAATTGAAAGAATAAAAACAATTCATACAAACCTTGATTGGAGGCGATAATTATAGTTAAAATGTGAAAATTAATGCTTTAGACCTTTCTGCGCTATGGAATGCAATAAAAGGCAACGAAGATTTTCAGATGTGTTACGACGAAGCGCAAAATAATTGTCTTGATGTACCGGGCTACGTCAATAGTAGTGTAGTTCTTGTGGCGATTTTTGCCGAATTTATGTTCTTTTTATTTTTGTTTATATCAACGCGAGTAATGTTAAAACATCGTAAAAAGTCTCACAAAGATAATGGAGCCAAGCGAGGGCAGGGCCATAATAGAGAGGCTTGATAGCCTTCGCAATAGAATGGACCGACAGGATGGAAGAATAGGTGAAATCGTTGGTTATGTCCGCCAACCTTACGAGAATACAAGCCGATTAATGTCGCTTGAACTCAAAGTTGACGAAATACAAAAGGATATACAGGCTATCAAGGCCGGTCCAGTGTACTCACTAGACCGAGCAATTAACAAAAAAATCGCAAAAAGTGGCGGAATTCTTATGATTTTCTTAATTTTTGCTCAAAGTTTAGCGATGATTTAATAATCAGCAGGAATAGTCGCTTTGTATGGTAGAGCGAAAGCCCCGTCGTTTCCCGTGGTTTAGGCGTGTAAAGGCAGAAGAAAAACCACAAGAGAGAATTACTACCAATACTCCACTTAGAGTTGCGGCAGGTATTCCCGACATCATGCGGGACACCGAAGTTCTACAAAAAGATAGTAACTTCGACAATGAATTTGACTTGTACGACAAAATGATTAAATTAGACCCCGAACTCAATGGAGCAGTTCGCGCAGTAAGCCTAACTGCTAACAATTACGAAATCGATTACTCACGCGGGAAGAATACTAATATTAGAAATGCTATCGAAGAACTTGTTCATACAATAGACTTTGATGATTTCTTAATTAATGCTATGCGCTCCCTTATGGTATATGGTAACGATATTAACAAATTGGTCGGTAAAGCAGGTATGGGTATTACGGATGTGCAAAGCCTTCCAGTAAAACAGATTACTATTGTTGACGAGCGTGGCGGTCTTGAATCATACTTTGTGGCCGACGAAGACTCTCCGATAATTCGCCCTGTAACATATATGTTAAGAGAAACATCACTCTACGAGCAAGCGTTCCCTGTTGACGAAATACTACACATTCGTATTGACTACCGTTCCAATTGGTTCACAGACAACAAAGGCCGTCGAACTTACGGTGTATGGGGAGCATCCCGATTTACCTCGCTAAAACAGCCAATTCGTGCAAAGTATAATACTATTAACAATCGTGTTTCGCTAGAAGATGCGATGACTAAGCAATACATTACCATAGATAAGTCTGCTATTGAACATATCCAAGACCCAATAGAGCAAAAAGAAAGATTGCAGTATATTATTGATGAAGTTATCAAACTATTCGATGGGCTGCGAGGCGACCAAATCCCAGTTCTACCTCACTATGTTGAATTACATCATGTTAATTTAGAAAATAGCATACCTTCTTCATCAGAATTCTTAGACACCATTAATGCTGATATTGCGGCAGTTTTACAAGTTCCCCGTGTGGCTGCTGGTCAAGAGCGAGGCTCAACCTTTGCTGCTACTTACAACGCTAACTTGTGGGCGGTCCAAGCGATTAGTCGGCTACAAAAGATTCTCGGAGAGGCAGTACATCGCCTCTTTTCCACCCATCTTGAATTATTGGGCATACCTCACAGTATGGCGGACATTCCCCCGATTAGATTTGAGGCTATGAATGAAGAATCCCCTCTTGCTATGATGCAACGTGCAGTTATGGGTTATGATTCCGGCGTAATTACGCTAAATCAAGCATTAGATATGATAAACCTCCCATTAGCAGGTGCAGAAGGTGAAGAAAGAAAGGGCGAATCTTCAAACGACACTCCCGACATAAGTGAGTTGCCTAGAGAGGATTCTCAACCGGGCGCGTCGGATTTGGTAGAAGATGAGTAAGAAAAATGGTAGGTCGTTTAACGACAAGATGATAGCGAGGACAGTCCTACCAGTAATCTATTTATGGATGGCTTCTGCTGGAGCAGTTGTCGCTATGGGTATTTATGCCCCCGATGTAGTTCTAACTAATCTCGACGGCTTTATCGCTCTTATTGCTATTATTGGCGGTGTGGCTGCTCCTGCATTTAACACGCTTATGCGTATGTGGGAATCAGAACAGGCAGCAGAAGTCGCTGAAATACCAGCAGACTTTGTGCATGAAAGAGAAAGAGAAGTTGACCAACATCAACATACAATGATAGTCGAAAAACATGAGGCAGGTGTAACCAGTGGGAAAAAATCCTGACGATTTCGATATGCTAGTCCGTAAGGCTAAGACTCTTGCAGAAGCCACCGGTCGGACAGAAGAAGATGTTCTAGCGGACCTTATGGATGACGGAAAACTTAACGAGTCTAATAAGGAAAAGCGCGACCTCGTTTCTGAATTGAAAGAGGCAGCAGAACTAATTAATACCGTACAGGCAATCAACAAAGAAGTGTCTGATAATAAAGTATTAAACGGCAACGGCAACAGTACAAAGGTTGAAGTTGATACTACACTAGAAGGCGACATAGTGGACCGGGCTATCGAATCCGTACAACGTAAGGCCGAAAACATCAAGAAAATACTAATATTGATTTCCCCACTTTTCTTAATACTAGGTGGTGGTAGCCTAGAAATGTTTGGTGTTACAGACTTTACTGGCGACGATGAGGAATATGATGATACTTACTACGAAATTTGGGGTTGCACTGATTACGAGGCAGAAAATTACGATGAGTATGCGAACATGGATGATGGTTCATGTTATTATCCTACTTATGGTTGTACCAATGATGCTGCACCCAATTATGACCCCGAAGCAGATGTAGATGATGGCTCATGCGAGCCAAACCCGCCTCCACCAAGACCGGGTTGTACAGACCCCGAAGCCGAGAACTATGATGATAATGCACAAGAGGATGACGGCTCTTGTACTTACGAAGAACCCGAACCTATCTACGGATGCACTGATTCCGAAGCAAATAACTACGATGCAGAAGCAGAAGAAGATGATGGGTCATGTGAATATGATGAGCCGGAACCCGAACCCGAACCGGAGCCGGAAAACAACTGTACTGTTGAAATAACCAATCATTATCGAGGTCATGTGGCCGAAGATGATGAACAAAATGCTATTCTAATAGCATTCCGTATCGTACCGAATGATTGCGAAGGTGAAACAATTGAGGTTGATATTGATATGCACCCGCCGGGTGAAGATGATGAGGTGGACTACCATCACTATGTAACTGTAAATGGTAATGAATCAACTGATGTCTCACATACCTTTGATAATGTTGCTTCGGGCGTTTGGGTTCCAAGAATTACTGCGGCACTTGATAACGAACCAGTAGAAGTAATTTGGATGTGGTCAATTGAAGTCGAAGAGGAAACTTGTGAAATCAATTTATTTGCTATTAACATAGGAACAAATAATACTTCGGCAGTTGTCTTTTATGACCTTGATTGCGGAACAGAACCCAATCAACTAGATGGTTATAATGTAACTGTTCAGTTTCTTGTGTATAATGTGAACTCAACGAACAGTAGTGAACTTCCTATTAAGTATAATACGACAGAACATTACATACAAGGTTATGCAGATGACCCGCGTATGTTACGCTTGAGTAATTTCACTAGTAACAATACAACTGCATATGACTTCTATTGGTATGCTTCTTGGGAAAATGCTGACGGCGAATGGGAATTTGTTGAACGAATGTGGCTAAATAGAGAGTTAAGTGCTTGAGGTGGAAAATGTTCGACATCTTACAAGAAGTTGAACTAAAAGAACGACTGGAAACCTTTCAAAGTTCTACCGATAAAGGTTATCCCGAATTTGTTACTCCTTTAACATATTATACAAGAAAAGAAAATGATAAAATTTTAGCATACTCTTCTTTTTCTGATATGGGTGGGTTTTATTTCGTAGGTAATACCTATGTTATGCCTCACAGTCGAGGAAAGGGAATTTATGGTAATCTTCTTACTAATAGAAACCAGCATTTAGCAGACAAGCCAAAAATTACTCTTGTTAATCCTATTGAGGGTACAGACATAGAGATATTAAAAAGTCAAGTGGCTAAACAGGGTGGTATAGAAGTTTGTAGTTACGCTGATGTTGCAGATATAATGAGCAAAGAAACATACGATAAATTAGCAAAACTACCTATGTATATTTACAGGTGATATTATGCCGACACGCGGAAAAGATGAGCCACGGGATGAATTTTTATCTCGTTGTATGGCTGACCCAAAGATGGGAGAAGATTTTCCCAATAATGACCAGCGATACGCCGTATGCAATAGTTATGCTGATAAATCATCCACGGCCTCGGATGATAACATGACTTGCGACGACTGTACTACCGTAGCCGAATGTGCAGAAGAAGATAAGTGTCTAGGCGTAGAGGCTGCTGAACCAGTTCCTAGTGCTGATGAAACGCATGGAGAATATATGACTCGTTGTATGGCTATGGGCTATACTAGCGAAGAATGTATGATAGCCCATGAAGGGCATGAATTCAAAGAAGCCGAGAAAAAGGATGAAGAAGAAATGTATGCAGAAGAAATTTCTGTTACTATTGATTTAGAAGTTTCAGATGTTGTTGCAGTAGTAGAGGCTACTACAAAACAAACTATTATGGAAATTCGTGGGGTTGCTTTCCACGAAGGTATGAATAAGAATAATTGGTCCCTTACCCGTGAAGGTGCAGAAGTTGTGGTTGAACAAATGGTGGGAGCGGATGTAACTCTCAACCACCCTAAAGCGCATGAGGAAGGGGCGGGTTTCACCCGCAACATGAATGGTGATGTTGATGAGGCCGTTGTCGGAGTCATCAAACAAGCATCCATTCGTGACCTTTCCGATGGGCGATGGGAAGTAACCTATGTGGCTCATGTAGTACGCACA